CCGACGTGCTGATCCACTGCCGCCCGATAGACGAGGGGCTGGACTTATACCAGGAGCTCATGCGGGCGCCGGTCCGGCTGCACAGTCGGTTCAAGTTGACCAACCAGCACGATAGCTTCCGGGGCCTCTCGACGGAAGGGCTGGTGGCCCTGCTCAATGCCGCCGATGTCTATGTGTCCACGTCGGGCGGGGAGGGCTTCGGCCTGACACTTGCCGAGGCGCTGGCGTGCGAAGTGCCGGTGGTGGTCAATGGCTGGGCGGCCGAAACCGAGGTAGTCGCGGAAGGCGGGGTACTCGTGCCGCCGCTCCACGATACCCACGGGCGCCCCGTCCGTTATCACAGTAAGTACGGCATGGATTGGGCGGTTCCTGACGCGGAGGCGTTCGCCGTGCCGGTCCTCGAGCTCCTATCCCGTCCAGCCCGCCGCCGCGCATTGGGCGCGGCGGGTCGCGCTCACGTCCTGCGTTCGTTCAGTTGGGACGAATGCGCCTCCTCGTTCATGGCCCTCTTCGAAGGACAGGCTGATGCCGATCGTATCGCTAGCTGAAGTCAAGACGTACCTTGGGCTCATCGGGACGACCGATGACCAGCTCATCAGTTCGTGCATCGTGCAGGCTGAGGCGCGGTTGGAGCGTGACACCGGGCGAACGTTCGCCTACGCCTCGAACGTCACCCGGACGTACTCGACTAATGGCCAGGCGTCGTTGCTCATCCGGGACGTGCCCGCGTTCGCCAGCAACTCGCGGACCGTGACGGTGGGCGGGGTCACGATGGTCAACGGTACGGGCTATTGGTTGATCCCTGACCGGCGTAACCCTGACGTATCGGGCACGATGCAACTCCGGTATTACGACACGTCTACCGCCGATTGGTTCAAGGCGGATCCGGGCTGGTGGGATAAGAACCTTGACAACCCGCGCGCGTGGGGCGGCAGTCCGAACGATCTGGTCATCAACGGTCCGGAGGGCCACCCGACTCCGGCGCCGGGCGACGTGGTGGGCATGGAAAAGGTCATGGCCGCGCTGCTGTACTGGCAGGCCAAGTCGGGCGCGTCCGGTACCGTCAGCCTACCCACCGGGGAAACCATCGACCTGTCACAGAACCCGATCGGGTATGACCAGTTCGTCCGAGACTGGACCACACGGACGGCGGTGGTCGATGTCTAACGTGCAGGGCATGGACGCGCTCATACGCCGGATGACGGCTCTAGGTGAAACGAAGCCGGTCCTTCGGGCGCTGCAACTCTCCGTCATCGCGGAGGCCCAGGCGCTGGTGCCACGCAAGACGGGCCACCTCCAGGGATCCATCCTGCCGGGCGAGCTCACCGAGCACCATGCCACGGTCGTGGTCAAGGCCAACTACGGCTTATATGTCGAGAAGGGGACCGGCCTATACGGGCCAAAGCACGCGCTCATCAAGCCCGGTAAGGTCATGGCTTGGAAGGGCGGCGGTCCGTCCAAGGTGCGCCTGAGCGGGCGCAGTCGGGTCGTCGGCGGCCAGAGCCTAGGGTCTGACGTGTTCGCGTGGAGTACCAAGGGCGCACGGGCGCAGCCGTTCTTCGAAAAGGGCGCGAAGAAGGCCGTCACGAAGTCAGGCTTGGCCGAGCTCGTCGTGGCTCAGTGGAACGGGGCGGCCTGATATGGTCCAATCGACGTTCCGGCGCGACGTGGTAGCCGGAGTCACGACCATGATGGGCGCCTTCATCGCGGCCAATCCGACGCTTATCACTCGGCACTTCCGGAGCGAAACCGAGGCGCTAAAGGATCTGCCCGCGACCTATCTGGACCTCCGCCCCGAAGCGATCACCCATAGCGAGGGCTTGCGCGTCAGAACGATGTCACCGTCGATCGTGGCCGTGACTCGGCGGACCGAGGCAGGCGAGACCAGCGACCGGCACGATACCCTCGTGGATTATCTGGTGGACTGGTTCACCCTGTACCCCCACATCGTGGCGGGCACGGTGTGGGACCGGATGACGGTCGAAGATGAGGCCACCGGCGACGATAACCAGTTCGCCGCAACGCGCTTCACCTTCGCCGATATCAGCATCGCGGAAGGCCGCGACTAACCAACCGCTCGCAGCACCGGTCCGCTCTGGACCGACCATCAACCGAAGCTCGCCCGCATAGGCGGGCTTTCTTGTGTCCAGAGAGAAAGGGACTTTAGGTCATGGCCCAGGGATTTACCCGGTTCCGCAAGATCCAAGTCGGCAAGCAATCGGTGATCGCGACAGCGGTAGCCGCCACGAGAGTGCTCCCGTACCGCTCGTTGGTCGTATACAACCCGAACCGGACCGACCCGGATATCGACGTGGGGTCACTCGACCTCGTGCTGAGTCCGTATATCACCGCGCCGGAGGTAACGCTACCGGGGGCCAGTGGCCCGCTGACGTTCAATGACAGCGCGATCCGTGCATCCGCTGGTCTCAAGGGCGGCGTATCCCCGACCGGTAATGCCGTGGCGGGCTACCTGTGGACGTTCACTTGTGCTTCGCTGACCGCCGACTCATTCGATTTCTACTCCGTCCAGACCGGCGACGACACATCCGACTCAGCGGGCGCGGGAACCAACGCCTTCGGGGCGGTCATCAACCAACTCTCGCAGTCGATCGATGAGGGCCTAGGGCCGTGGACGGTATCGGATGATTGGATCGCGGCTGGCGCGGTCTATGGCAACCGGACCGCCGCGCTCACCGTGGACGCGCTGCCCAAGTTCGTGTTCGGCGCGGATACGAAGTTCTACCTCAACTCCGTTGCCGGCGCCATCGGTGCCACAGGTATCGACGCCGCGGTACGCGGGGCGACGCTGACCATCAACAACAACCTGGACCAGAAGCGGTTTGCGGATGGCTCCAATACCCGGTTCAACCTCCAGGCATTCGGGCGTGGCCCGCGCGAAGTCACGCTGGAACTGGTGCTGGAAAAGACCACGGCCACGATCGCCGAGATGGCGACCCTCGATGACACCCCGACCCCGAACCGGTACATCAAGATCGCCACGAACTCGCTCGAGCTCGCGGGCAGCGGCGGATCCACGGCCTATGCCGAGTGGTATCTGCCCATGCGCCTGTACGAAGTGAGCGATGGGGAGATCGAGAACAACGCCAACTTCACCTTCACCTACCACGGGTTCTACGACTCCACGCTGGCGTATGCCATCAAGTACATAACCCTCAATAGTCTGTCGGCCTTGCCGTAAACCCAACCTGGAGGGCTCGCACTTCATGGACGATCTGATACCTGTCCGGTTCCGGGATTGCTCGTGTCCCGGAACCCCTCACCCTGACGGGGACGTGGCGGAGCTTCGGCCATTCCTGGACTATCCGGGCGGGGCCGAAGCTCTAGCGGCTATCCAAAAGGCGGGCGACGATACCGATCGCTTCGCCGAGTTACTAGGGCCAGTCTTTATCCGGCGCGGCGTCGTGTCCTGGAACCTCCTCGATGCCGAGGGCGAACCCGTCCCGGTGACGCGCGAGGCGCTGGACGGACTCCGCTGGGAGGATGCCTACGAACTGGCCGACCGAGCCGACGATATCTATGGTGCACAAGTACTCGCCCCTTTAGTTCGGCGGATGTCCAACTCTTCGAAGAATGGGCGGACAAGCGGGTCAACCCGTCCTCGCGCCAAGCGATCACCGAGGCGCCCAACGCAGTCGGGGTCATCCTCCTAGCCGAACTAGGCATCCGCCCAACCTCGTACGTGGAGGCAGCCGGGCTCCTACGCTACTTGTACGAACGCGAATATGGCACCGCCAACCGGGCGGAACGCCAAGAAAAGGAACGCGAAGAGGCCCGCCAATCCGCGGCCTACCGTCGTTCTAAGCGACATATCCCGGTGGATCCTGAGTACGTCCCGGAGAACTGATGGCTTTTGCCGAGACCGCCAACCTAGCCGTCAAGCTGACTCTTGGCGGTAACTTCCATTCGCAACTCGCCAAGGCGCGGGCGGGGCTCAAGGGCCTTGATAAAGACTCGCGCTCGTTCCGGGCGGGGGCTCAGATCGGGACCGGCATCAAGCGCGGCGCCGTCCTCGCTATCGGTGCCCTAGGTACGTTAGGTGGCCTGCTCGCCCTCTCCGCGAAGGAAGGGCAAGAAGCGGCCAACGTCCAGAAGATCTACGCCAAGGCGATCCAGAACTCGGGCAAGGTTAGCGCCGATTACGTCAAGATCCTGGACGCCCAACAGAAGGCGCTCGAGAACCTGGGCGGGGTTGACGACGAACTTATCAAGTCCGAACAGACCCGCCTCATCCAGATGGGGCTTACCGGAAAGCAGGTTGCC